ACTGTTTTCCGCCTACGTTGAAAAACTTTGAGCGCGGCACATTGGTTGCCTGCTGCTTTGGCTCGATACCGGCATACCGTTCATTGATTTGTCGAATCGTTTGCATCGCCGCTTGCTTGCGAGAAGCCGGAACAGTAGGATCGCCGATCTGCCCGGCCATCTGCTTATATAGCAAAACGTCTTTGTCAGACTGCGGGCCGCTCATCTTCGGCATTTTGCTAACCAGCATGCCTTCTAGCGCTTGCAATTGTGATGCAGCATTGGCGCCATCAGTGCTGAATCCAAACACGTTGGCGGCCATATCTGCGCCTGCTCCGGCATAGCTTCCAGTCGCTTTTTTTATTAACGGCTCTGCCATGTCGAGCAACTGCAGCACATCCCTGGCATCAGCCTGTTTTGCGCTCTGGCTTCCCGCCTTCAAGTCTTGCGGTCCTCCGGGGATTGGCTCAAGCGAGCCGTCAGGCTTCCAGCGATATCCGGCTGGTGCCTTGTTGGTTCCGGCTGGGCCTGCTTGCGTCTTATCGAAAGCAAGCCGCTGCTGGCCTAGTGCGTTATTCGCCCACGCAACCGCATTACTTGCTGCCTCGCCCGGCGTCATGCTCTTGCCGAACTTGCCAGTTACTGCGCCTGTAACTGGATCGTACATCTGCACCGACCCGCCCAAGTCCATTTTCTCTGGCGCTTTCCATGGGGTTTGGCCGGTCTGTACTGGCTCCCCGTACTCGTTGAAACCTGTTACCTGTACCCCGTTCGGCCCGCGTATGTCCTGAAAATGGTTAACCTTGGCCCTGCCCCAATTGGCAGACTCTGCCAGTTCTTTTGCCGACTTCAGGTCAAACCCGTTTCGGATAGCGTCCATCGGGTTAAATGCCTTGCCGGGGTCGGGCGCTGCGATGCGGTTTTGATTGCTGATTGTCGGGCCAATATCGCCAAGCTGGGCGCCTTGCAGCAGGGCGCTATCTGGCGACACACCGGGCGATGCCGGGCGCAGAGAACCTAGATACTGCTGCTGCTGTTGCGCCGTCAACCTAGATTGCTCAGACTGGCGCCGCGCATCTTCCAGCGCCATCTTGTTAGCCTGCAGTTTCTGATATTCCAGCAGCGCTTCGGCCTGCGACTTCATCGGGCGGCCCATGAAGTAATCACCAAACCCGTATTGCGTTGCCTGTTTGACGTAATCGTCAGGCGACATATCTAACAGACCCATTATTAACCACCTTTCCCGGAATTTGGCCCCATTTCCCCGCCCATTCTCGCGTCCCATCCAAAGCTGGAGCGCGACCCGTTGCCCTCACCATAACCGCGGGTCAACTGCGCTAGCAGGTTTGCACCCCAATTCAGGTTGTTTTTGTTCCAGTTCTGCTGGTCAATCCAGTCTTGATAGTTCATATCCAATCCGGTCTGGCCGAAGTTCTGCTGACGGTTGCCGATATCAAGCAGGCCGCCCGCGTTGGCGTTGCGCTGCGAGTCGTAGTTCAGCGCCTGACCCAATAGGCCGTTTCGGCTGCTGTTCCAGTTCTCGTAAAGGTTCGCGTTCCGACTTAGATCGTTGGCATAGTTGCCCGCGTTGAACTTGGCGAAATCGTTGCTATTCGCGGCATTGAACTGCATATTGTTGTTGGTCAGGTTCTGCAACTGGCGAACGTCGCCAACCTGGTTGCCTACGTTGAACTTGGCCAAATCCTGCAATAGGTTGGAATTGCGGGTGATGTCGTTATTACCCAAGCTGGCGTTAAATTGCTGGCTGTTTAGCGCGTTTGCCGCATCGAACTTAGCCGCGTCCAGTACGTTGCCGAAATTGCGGCTATTCTGGTCTGCATAGCCAGCCAGATTGCGGCCAATATCCTGCGATTGCAGACCGGCATTAAACCGCTGTGCATCCATCGTGTTTCCGGCGTTGAGCTGACCGACTTGCAGCCTGCGGTTGAGGTCTTGCTCGCCCAGATTGGCTTGCAGGTTGTAGTCCTGCATTCGCATTCCGGTTGCTGCGTTGCCGATCTCTTTTGCCAGATTGCGCTGGCTCTCTAGCCGCATTTGATCGACGCCGGTATTGCCGAACGATCCCGAAGCGCGCGCCATGCTGTCTAGTTGTGGCGCGGTTGTCAGGTTGTAATTGCGGCTGATGTCTCCAGCTGCGTTGTCGATGGCGCTGGTCAGGTATGGGTTGTTCATCCCCAACATACCATTGCTGCCGGTAGTGACGCTCGGCACATCGGCAATGCCCTTGGTTGTCATGCCGATGTACGGATTATCGGCTTGGCCGCGCATTGCGTAATCCAGCACCGACGGCGCACCTGTGATGCCTTTTGATGTCGCGCCGATATAGCTGTTGCTGGCGTTAGGACTATTTGCCAGCAAATAGGGGTTATTCACCGTCGCCAGATTGTCAGTCCGTAGCTGTGGCGTGTAGCGATCATAAAACGGATTAGCCGGCCCTTGTTGACCAAGCGTTGACTGCAAGGCATTGCTGCCAGCGCTAAACTCAGGCGACCCTTGCGCCTGCTGTCGGTACAAGTCAAAGGCGCTTTGCTGATCCTGATTAAACCCAGCCTGACGCTGCCCGGTATAGGGCGTGTAATCCAGTTCTGATTCGGCATTCGCCCTCTCGGCAATATCGGACATGTAACCCCTTGCCCAGTCTGGCGCGTCTTGCTTGCTTTGCTCGTTGGTTTTTTTGCCGCTTAGACCCATGGCCCCAGATAATTTACCCATCAGGTAAGCTCCATTTCATAAATAACCGCTGCCGGTTTAAAGCCGTGCAAGCGCTTTGCCCATCCGTTACGCGTCGACGCAAAAGCGATTCTCTGGCTGCCGGCAGCCTCTGCCAGGTCACGTAACGCTCCAACGAATGCGCCCGCTTCTTTCAGGTTCGCCACGCTAACCCACAGGCAATCCGGCAGTTTTTCGACAACAAAAAAGCCGCAGATGTCGCCATCCACGGCCATGAATAATTGCGCTTTGTGTTGCTCAATATCGCGCCTGACGTCATCGATACGCCATCGCTCGCGGGTTTTGCAGAGCACGGTCATTAATCCGGTTTTGACGTAGCCCCACACATCATCCAGCCGGTCTGGATGGACATAATCAAGACGCACTAACGACAAAATAGTTACTCCCATCGCTGGCAAACTGCTTTACGCCATAACTGCCCGTTACCGTTGTACTGGCCGCGCCGTTGATGTTTCCTGATGCCGCCTGAACGGTAATGGTTGCCGCTGCGGTATCGCATTTGACAACAATGATTACCTTTTCCTTGGCCTGATTGGCAGCAGGCAGGGTAATGGTTTTACCCGTTCCGCCGGTTGTCACCATGACAATTCCGTCATTGATTGTGCAGGTGTAATTGGCCGATACCGCCACAACCGACGACAGATACCCATCTGCGTAGCGGTTGATTGATTGGCCGAACGAGCGCAGCAGGCTGTAAAGGTCGGATAGTCCTTGCTGAGTAAAGGTAATACGCGGGTTCTCTGAGACTTTATTCTGTGCCATCGTTGACCGCATCCAGTGTCATGCCGATAACCTCTACCGGCCCGGTGAAATCAAACTTCAGCCGATGCCAGCGCGACGAACACAGCACATCAAACCGCCCCGACGTTTCCGCAATGGTCGCGCCCTGCGTTAGCGAGATTCCCGACAGTAACTTGTAATAGTTGGTCATGGCCGCCGATGTTGGTGCCATCTGATAGCGCAGCTTGGCCTGTCGCAGCAAACTAAACTGGTAATCATCACCAACATCGCCCGTAGTAACGCTGCTGCTGGTTGATGCGCCAGTCAGATACCACGGCTTATGATCTGTCTGGAACACTGTCATGATCTGATTCGACGCAGACCAGAATGGCGAGTCGTAGCTAATCGACGGCAGTCCGGCATAATCCGCCCAATAGTTGCCAATGTTGGCGTAAGTGACGCCAGACGACACAAAGTCTACGGCGGACTCAATGCCGTAGCTGGCCGCGCCCCAAGTCTGCGATTTGTAGTTGTAGATAATCGCTTTGTCAGGTGCGCCGCTGCTGCTGAATGTCGATGGGTAAAACCACCACACACGACTGTTCTGCAGGTCATGTAATGCGGTAATGCGATAGCGGTATGGCTTATTCAGGTTGGCAAAAAACCACTCACGAACAGGCGCACCAATAGGCACAGGCCGGGTGCCGTCGAACAAGTAGAAATCCTCATAGCCGACAAACAAATGCGCCGAACCAATCGAGACAACCGCCTCTTGTGATGCACAGCCCACCTCGCCTGGGATCAGCGCCCATTGCCAGACAACAGGCGCGCCGACATAGCGGCCCATGTACATCGAGCGCGATTTATAGACGACAACATCAGAGCCAAGCCGCTTGAGGCCGGTAATTGCACCCGGACTATCAACCAATAACCCGGTTGTGGCCTGTGTGGTGACGGATGGCGTCCAAGTCGAGTAGTCGTTATATGCGCTACACCACCAGCGGTTAGTCTGATCGCCGTACGCAGTGCCCAAGCCCGCGCCGGTATCGTTGCAGTTTGCCAGCATCACAAACCCGGCCACTGTCTCAATGCAAGCCGCCTTTGGCGCGGTCACATTGGCAAAGGCGCCGCTGTTGCTGTACTGCAAAAAATCGGCTTTTTGTACGGCAAGCGACGTATCGCCAAACTGAGCAAAGCGCCACCGCACATCATCAGACGACGCCGAATAAGCGCCGCCGACAGCGCGGGTGCGGTCTGTCCATGAGCCGCCGACCGCCTCCCATACCTTGGTAGACGTGCCAACAAATGATCGGTTGGTTCCATCCAGCTTGACGCATAGCGCAGCGCCTTTACTGGCTTCGCTGAGCGCAGAATAACCGGAGTCAACCAGCGACGGCGCACCGCTCAACCCCTTTAGAGTCGGCATCATGTTGCTACAGTCGAGCACAGCGCCAGGTGTGGCCGGGTCAACGTCTGGCGTGAAACTTTTTAGCGGGATCATTATTTTTTATCAATGAAGGTATCGATAAGGCTGTTGACGACAAACTGGATGTCCGAATCAGGCGCAAGCGCGCCCGCCGAGCCGACTGTCGGGTTAGCCAGCACACGAACCGCCACCTCGCGCAGATTGTCGGCGACGGAGGCTTTTAACGTCCCCTTTGCCCAATCCAAGCGCTTGTCATGCTTCGGCGTGCCAGCAGGCTCATTAAGCACGTCGGTGGCCGCCACCCATAACGCCATCTGGATTCGGCTTAAAAACACCGAATCTGTCACCAGCGCGGATCGTTCTGCATACGTTGCCATTATCTGATTCTCACTGTGAGCGGCCCGCCGGATATCTCGGCGGCCTTGCTGTCGCTGTTGATGGATGCAATCAGGCGGTCTACACGCTGACTCATTGCCGCCTCAAGCTGGGCATCGCGGGTATAGACGCATGCCTGCGCAATCACGCCGAACAGGTACAAATCCGGGTGTTTGGTCATTAGCCAGTTGGTTGTGTTGGTGCTGGTAAGCGCCGGTATCTTGGCGAAATACACGCCCTTGATGCTGCCGCTAGTCGGCCAGCAGATTGCCTTGGTGCCAGATATGGCGAAATAAAGCGGCGTTCCGGCCTGATCTGGCTTGTCTGCCAAGTACTCTTGCGTCGTCAGTAATAGCGTTTGCGGCGGGCTAGTATCGGCTATAAGGTATTTCATCGCCTCGAAATCAGCCGGCAACGTGTACTCCCCCGACACTAGCGCCGTGCTTGCAATGGCCGTTTCCATGTCTCGCACCCGCAATCGGCGGTTAAATTCCGCTTCTGCCAGTGCGATAAAATCCGGCATCTGGCCGGTCAGGTCTGCGCGGTGCATCCACATGGCGACGGACGCGAGCAAATCGGTGTAATTGGTCACAGCAGCACCTTGTCAAACGTCACCAGCATCGGGTTTTTGCGTAGCC